AATAAAACAAGAAAAACGTATAGAATATATTAAAGACATGGCTCTTAAAATAATATTAGGTATATTAATTACGGCTTTATTAGCAGGTGTTGTGACTGTATTAGTCGTAATAGCTAAAAAGAAAGGTATAATATGACAGCATTTATGTTAGCTTGTTACCTAAATGGTGTGGCTCAAGGTGGTATATACTTTAGGAATGTCACTGACTGCACATTCTATACAAAATATTTAAGTGAACAATCATACGATAGTGCTACTGGTGAGAACGTAACATATAATTGTATATGTAAGTTGGTTCCTAGAGTAGATGAAAGTAAAGTTAGAGTTTACTGATGCAAAAAAAACTACAAAGAAATTCTAAACTCAATCCATTAGATAAAAACCAAGATGGAGTTATTGATGACCATGAGTTAGAGGTAGCCGAAACAGAGACAAATCTAAGAAAACATCTAGCTCAACTAAGAATGGCTAGATATTCATTGATAGCTATGGGTGTGTTTACTGCTGCAATGTTCTTTGTACCTATAGAAAGAGTCAACGCACTTGCAGATATAAGTAATCTCTTTTATCTTACTGGTGGTGGCATAGTATCTGTTTACATGGGTGCAAGTATGATAACAAAAGGAGGCAAGTAATGTTAACAGCGTTAATAGGTCCAGTAAGTAACTTACTCGGTAAGTTTATAGAGGACAAAGATCAGAAGAATAAACTAGCACATGACTTAGCTACGATTGCACAGAAGCACGCACAAGAATTAGCCAAAGGTCAGATAGAAGCTAATGTTGTTCAGGCTAAACATCCTAGTTTGTTTGTTGCTGGAGCTAGACCAGCTATCATGTGGATTTGTGCATTAGGTTTATTGACACAATTTTTTTTGATGCCGATTGCAGAATGGGCAACAAGTATATGGATGCCTGATGTTATACTGCCTGAGTTAAATACAGGAGAGTTGATGACGTTAACACTATCATTATTAGGACTTGGTGGTATGAGATCATTCGAAAAATCAAAAGGTGTTGCAAGGGAGAACATGAAAAAATGAAGAAAAAAATAAAAAGAGTTGTCAAAGGTTTGACCAAAGCTAGTAAGTCACACGCCAAACAAGCAAGAACACTCAAGGGTGTATTAAAGAATATTAAAAAGAAATGATGTGGTTTTGGTTGAGTTTATCAAAGTTTTTTAATAGGATTGGTAATTATTTCTATTATCGTCATGTAAGTTCACTTAGATTTAAACAGGAGATCAAAATGAAAAAAGGACTTTACTCTAACATTCATGCAAAAAGAAAAAGAATAGCTGCTGGTTCTAAAGAAAAAATGCGAAAACCTGGAAGTAAAGGTGCACCAACAGCAAAAAACTTCAAACAAGCGGCAAAGACAGCTAAGAAAAAAAAATGATTGATGACTTAAAAAAAGAAATAAAGTCAGATGAGGGTTGTGTAAACTCTGTGTATTTAGACCATTTAAATTTAAAGACGCTAGGTGTGGGTCACTTGGTTACTGAATGGGATGAAGAATATGATAAGCCTGTAGGTACAACTGTATCAGATGACAGAGTTAATGAGTTATTTGAAAAAGATATAAATGTAACATTGGAAGAATGTAGATATTTGTATGATGACTTTGATAATTTACCAGAAGAAGTACAGAAAATCATAGGCAATATGATGTTTAATCTAGGCAGACCAAGGCTTTCTAGGTTTCACAAGATGAAGAAAGCTGTATTAAACAAAGATTGGCAAGAAGCGGCTAATCAGATGCAAGATAGTAAATGGTATGAGCAAGTTACTAATCGTGCAGAGAGATTATGTGAGAGAATGAGGAACGTAGAGAGTGCCTAGGACTCCAGCATGGCAACGTAAGGCAGGTAAGAATCCCAAGGGTGGACTAAATGCCAAAGGTCGTGCATCATATAAGGGTGGTACATTAAAAGCTCCTGTAAAAAGGGGAGACAATCCAAGACGAGCAAGTTTTCTAGCTAGAATGGGAGGTATGCGTGGACCTGAAAAGAAAAATGGAAAGCCTACGAGATTATTATTGTCGCTTCGTGCATGGGGTGCTAGTAGTAAAGCAGATGCTAAAAGAAAAGCTGCATCAATTAGTAAGCGTAATAAAGGAAAAAAGAAGTAACTACGAATACATACAAATAAAAAAGGAGACTGCTATGCCTATGGGTAAAGGAACTTACGGAAGTCAAAGAGGTAGACCAGCTAAGAAAAAGATGGCTGGTAAAGGTCTAACTGCAAAGCAAAAGACATTGCCTAGTGCTTTGCAAAAGAAAATTATGAAGTCTAAGAAAAAGAAATAATTACTTATCCTCTTTTTTGTGACTAAATCTAGTGCCATTTCTAGCTGATCCATGCTTGTAATCGTGCTTTTGTGAATCAATAATAATGCCACCTAGATCAGATACTCCTGCATGGACTTCTGTAGATATAGGTTTGTAGCTTTTGACGTTTGCTTCTAACTCGTATTCTGCTACTGCTTTTGGGCAGTCCTCGAATATCATACGAGCATCTATCTCACTTGCGAATACAAACCATCTCTTACCAAACTTTTTACCTTTGACTTCTCCTGTTTGTAATAAACGGATTAGTCTTTTTCTATTGCTTGGTGTATCTCCAAACATCAATTCGGTAGCTTCCTGTGTGGAATAGTATGATTTAGAATGGAATTTCATCATCAAGCTCGTCTTTTAATGCTGATATAGGACTAGGTTTTGGTGGGTCTATAGATGCAGCAAGTGATCTCATTCCAGGTTGTGACACTCCATCAGATATACTATCTGTGTAGTTACCTTGCACCACTTCTGATACGGCAAGACCAAACGTGCCATCATCATTACCAAATAGTTTTACAGAATACTTAGCATCTTTTCTAAGATGTATGTCTGCTGGGGAACCATCTTTGTATGGTTTCCAATTAGAGTTACCATGTGTAGCCTTACCCTCTGAGTTAGGGTACAAGGTTATGTTCATAGTTTTTATGTATTTATTAGCCATTTGTTTTCCTTTCAAATTTATCTAAATATTTAACAAAAATCTGAATTGCTTTCTTATACAAGTCAGGGTTATGTTCTTTCATTTCGTCTAAGGTAGACTGTGAATCAGTGTAATAAGCATCTAATTGATCTTTAGTTCTTTTCTGCTCACACCAATGTTCAAAGTCAGGAACCTTTGCTTCGTGTCTTTCTCTCCTTTCTTCAGGTGTTGTTTCAGGTACTTTAATTTGTTTTGGTGGTAGGTCTTTAAAGTCTATCTTAGGTTTTTCCACAGGCTTAGGTTCTTCTTTGATAGCTTCTGTCTTTCTGACAACTGCATCCATTTCATTTGCACTTGCATACTCACCACCAGCTAATCCAAGACTAGCCAAAGCTCTACCTATTGCAGATGTTTCAGCGTTCTCTAAGGCAGATGTAGTGTTGACCATGCCCTGTCCTCTGATTTCTTCTGCCATACCAGCACCTACTTTGCGATTATCTTTGTCTGTGATAATAGCTTTGACAACAACTCGCTTGCCATCATTGACTAATATCTCAGTATCAAGACCAAAGTCTGTGCCATGTATACGTCTAAAGGCTTCCATCCTGTGAACAACCTGTGTATAAAGTTTGCCACCTTTTTGTTTAACACCATGCGACTTGTGTAATTCTGCGATAGTGTCCATAGTTTTTGCTAAGTTACTCATTTTTACCTCTTATCATTTTACTCAACATTTCCATAAGCACCACGTTTTGATCCGTAACAACTTTGTGCTTATTCTCTAGTTTAGCTATACGTTTCTCTAATAGATCTATAGCTTGTGCATGATACTGCTCAGTATCAGTCATCTCTCTTTGCCATTTACTAACTAATTCATTCAGCATCATATTTTACCTCGTCTAATTTTTTTAATAATGTGTATAAATGTGTATTTGAAAAACCTTTTGTATAATTACTTAGATCTATAATAGCTCTTGTTGGAACACATTTATAAACACATCTTTTAATTAAGCATAATTCTTGTTCAGTAAACTTCATATTCCAGCCCTTTCTTCTGCCATATGTTGTATTCTTTCCTCATCAGTTACAGATTCATGGTGGTAATGTCTTGAACTCCACATCTTTTGCTGTTTTCTGCCACTCTCGCCTTTAACTGCACTTCCATCTACAATCACTAGTCCTTTATCTTTTAGTGCCTTGTAGCGTGCTGTAATCGTGCTGTATCGGTATTGTGCTAGGGCATACTGCACCTGATCTGAAATACACCCTGTTTCGCCAAAAGAATCTATGACTTCCCACACTATCTTTTCCATTTGATTTGCTTCTACTTTGTTAGCACTTTCGTGGCTAGTGTAAGGATCGTTGTTTCGTCTTAATGTTATTGGATTTGTCATTATAAATTCTCCAATTCTTGTTTATATTCTTCTTCTGTCATTTTAGACATACGTTCTTCAAGCTCTGCATTAGTCTCAATGCCATAAAGTTTGGCTAGTTTGTCTAATGTAAACTGTCCACTACTAGACATTCTGTCGTATTCCCAATAAAGATCAGATACTAAACTCAATGTTATGTTAAGTTTTTCATTAATTAGTTTTGTCATGTTATAACTCCCATAGTTGTTTTGCTAGTTGTATTATCTTAGGTCCATGTCTTGCTGATAGTTGCACCATGTCAGGATTAACCATACCAGCTAGTGTTTTCCATGAACCTCTGCTTGCTTTTAGTAAGTTCTGAGTGACTAACCAAGAACGTACCATGTCATCATAAGCTCTTTGCAGACTTTCTTCTGTCATAAGCTCACAATTCGTTTCGTCTACTATGTTATAGCCTGATGCCGTAACAAATAACAAAGCTGGTTTCTCTCCTGTAGCTTTCCAATAGACTGCTTGTTGCATAACTTGTTGTGCAGATGGTTCTGTTTTAGGTTTAGGCACTCGCCAAGACCTAGTTCCATCTTTCTTTGGTGGGTTTCTCATAGGCAGAGAGCATTTTAAATCAATTTGTCTGCCGCCACCTGAGTAATCCTGATATAAAACTATTGGTACATCTATCTTAGGTTCAACAAATTGCTTCATTGATTCTCCCTCAATACGATTGACACCCTCAAAATACTTGTGCAGTCCATCAACTGCGTGCTTAACCATTTCAGGTAGATGCTCACGAAACTCCTCGTATTCTTCTGCATCTTTGCCATTATCCCATGTTCTAGGTGTGTAACCCTGATACTCTGTGAGTGCATATCTAACAGACTCATTGATTTCCATAGGGTCTTGTTGTCCTCTGATTGGGCTAAAGTTATGTAATCCCATAGCACAATCAACACCTGTCTGTACTTTGATGCCTGATATTGGTCGTGATGCCATAGGAAAGCTCATGTTGTGTTCTTTTCTAAGGTAATGTTTCAGCACCATTTCATCTTTAGTAATAGTTCCGTTACTTGCACTTTCGTGTTTCATACCAAAGTCTATTCTGTAGTCAGGTATCTCAGTCATCATTCTATCTCCTGTACTAAATAACCATCTTCCACGCTATCAACATAAGTTAGACCTCGTAAATCATCTATAAACTTTTCCCATTGATCGCCACCATATTCAAAGTTTTTAATATCAATCTTAAATAAATGCCCAAACTTTTTAACCATATCCTCTTGATGTAAAAAAAGCATTTTGTCATCAACACAATCACGACAAATAATGTTTGCATTTTCTGTTATGTCATAATCCATCTTACTTTCTTTGCAAACATCACACTCTACACATTGACAATCAGCACACATAAAACCACTTTCGTACTTATCATCAATGCCATCTTGTCTGTCTGCTGGTATGCGATTAACAAACTTTCCTGAGCCAAATGATGTATCCTCTCTGCACCATAAACATAAATCTTCATTCATAATAAACCTCCGTTCCTTTGCTATTGATTACTAGGTTATGCTTTATAATCTTTACTGTCAACATATTATTTAATTATAATTGACAGATTGTCAACAACTAAATATCATAGCA